CCCGACAGCTTGGTTTCTTCTTCGAAGCTACGTTCCGAAGTTTCGGTTTCGTAGATCTCTTTGTGCTCTTCGCCGTAACGAGCATACTCCAGACCGAACAGGGCGTTCAGGCCGGGCAGCAGTTCTTTGAGTAGCTGTGCGCGTGAAATTGCCATGATTAACTCCTATTAGGCGGCGTAGTCCAGACCCGTGGTACGCAGGATCTGTGGGTTGTTGAACTTGACGATTACTTCGCAGAAGGTCGTCGCCGAAGTGTTGGTGTCCGGAACCACGGCCACGACACGCAGCGGCAGAGCGGCAGCGTTACCTTGGGCGTTGGTTGCGTAAACCGACAGAGCCGAGTCACCAGTGGTGGCCGAGCCAGTGCCTTGACGAACTGGAACGTTGGTACCGACGATGCTCTCGTTAACCGAGGTCACAGTGGCGTTGCCCGAGTAAGTCACGGCAACCTTGAAGGCAGCCATAGGATCGTCAACCACGAAAGCAACAGCGTTGCTTACGCCAGAGTTGCCCGGATAGTACTGGGCATCAACAGGTTGACTCATCGAGTTGGTGTACGAAACGCCAACAAACACACCGTAGGTGGCGTTGGCAGCGGCAGTTGTCGAATCCGTAGTAACGGTCGATTTTTCGATTGTGCCACCTGCGGCGATACGAACGATGTCACCGTTGTAGATTGCGGTGTTGTAGTCACCATCAATCGGGATTTGACGGATGGCGCCAGCATAAGGCATTCCGTCAACACGGTTAATCGGCTTCAGGCCGTAGGGAGCGCTAACAGTAGGATAAGCCATTGTTTAACTCCAAATTGAAAAAAAATTAAGAACCTTTTCCAAAGCTCGACGAGGATTTGCGTTCATTGAACAGCGGCATCCGCGCGTCACTTTGTCGCATCAGCGTGTTGTCTACAGCATCCGTTTGAGCGGTTGTTTGCTTGGCGTAATGTGCATTACGCTGCTCAACAAACTCAATTGGAGTCTTGCAGAGCAACAGCCCGCCAATCTCAATGCTGTCCTTAAAACGGCTATTGGGATCGACTAGCAGTTGGAATTTCGGTTGTTCCTCAATCGTTACCGGTTCCCATCCTTCACGGAGTTTGGCCGAAAGGTTGCGTGGGTCGGCAGTGCCAAGAGTGGAAACGCGAATCCAGCGATAAGCAAATCCAGCTTGCTTGTCAGGCTCTGGGAGAAGCTCGGGAGGCGCCCACTGCTTCGGACGTTCCGTCAGTTCTCGGGTTTGCATATCACGGGTCACTTTGTTGTTCACGGTCATTTTCATTTCTCCAGTTTCAAAAGTTCTTGTACGTACTGTTCAGGGGTCAGTCCTAGCTTTTTGGCTAGAGCTACCTGAGACACCTTCAGCTTCACCTTCTTGGATCCTGTAGAACGTGTTGCTGCGGCTACTACGGTTGGAGCTTTACGTGGAGATTCCTCTCTTTCGATAGTGTCCTGAAAATTTTCCGGGAACCGCTTCCGCATTGTCTTGTCCAATTTGGAATAGTACTCGTCAGAGCCAACTTCGATGCCGTTATCCCGAAGCTCTTCGTGAAGGCCGAGGGCATAAGCGGTCATGCTTCTGTTCGTCCCGAACCAGCTATTGCGCTCTTGCCACGCCATTGCTTTGTCGTCCGGGCGGCGAACAGGTTGAACCTGCTCTTGACGAGTTTGTACTTCAAAGTTTTCCTCCTGTAAAGGGGGAAGTTTGAAATTGTTTGCACGCTCAAGTTGCATGGTCGAACGGGTGATCGTCTGCTGGGCTTCCAGCATCTTGTCGGAGTCACCTGTGTCGTATGCTTCCTTGTACGCTTGCTTGGCCAGCTGCAGCTGCAGTTCTGCCGAGTTCTTGACGGCGTCGACGTACTCTTTTTCGCCAGTCTGGAGAATGCTCTTCATGCGGCGATTCTCTTCCAGCAGGCGGCGGGTTGCCTCTAGGGCTTCCTGCTGCTCGCGGTAGGCTTGTTCCTTGGCGCGACGCTCGTCGTGGTAAACCTTCTTGAGTTGCTTAAAGCGAGTCTTGACGTTGTCAGAGTACTCAGCAAGCTCGTCCTTTTCGATCTCTTCAACGATCTCTTTCGGCATCGGCTCCTTGTTACGGTCCTCTTCCGGGGTATCGTCTTCTACTTCGATTTCGAACTTGTCGTCCTCGATCTCGATGCTGACGTTGTCTTTCTCGTCAACCTCATCGGGGAACTTGAATTCATTCATTTCCATCGGTGGCATTTTGTCTGCTCCTTGGTTATGCGCGTTTAATTCCGCGCGGATCATCAACTACAGATTCGACAGTGTCGTCATTGATCAGTCGGAACTCACGGCCGTGGATCAGTAGACGTGTGCCCGAGTTTGGTCGGACGATGACAAAGTCTCCTTGCTTGCACCACGGGCCTGTCGGGAACTTCACAGGATCGTTGTAGCAATCAGGACCAAGTGCGACCACAAACAAAACAGTGGCCAGCTTCTCTTCGTAGTTGATAGTTGCATCCGCTTTGACGAGGCCGCTTTCGTAGGTCTCTTCAACTTCCGGAATCGCGCACAGAATGCGGTAGCCGGACGGACGTGGGAGTTGCTTTGCTTTTTCCTCGGCCGAAGCTTCCATCTTGTAGGAACCAACGATCTCGGGGTTATCGGGGTTTGAACCGATAAGGATTTCAGTCATCTGAATTTTCCCATTGTTGTTTTAGGGTCAGTGCGTAGTCCTTCGCGTGCAGCAGACCCTGAATCTGCCCGCAAAGTTTTTGGTACTCTTCGTAGCTCTTGGCGCTACCGGCGGAAAGGTACGAGCGAAGTTGTTCGCACTTCTCGTCACACTCTTTCATCACCAGATCAAGTACGTCCATCATTCACCTTTCTTTGGTTTTTCCTTCTTATTGCGACTCTCGATAACCTTTTCTGCGAGGTCACGGTCGCGGCTCTTTTCGCTGTGCTGACGGTTTTGGAAGTCTTTATACAGCGTTGTTCCAACATCAAGGAACTTGTCCTTGCGGTCTTTCTCAATCGTCATCTCGTGCATGGCGACCTCGCTGTTTGTGCGAGACATCTTCTCGAGTGTGTTGACGTTGAGAGAACGGTTTGCCTGCGTCGTTTGTGCGGCGATGCGGGCTGCCTCGATCTGCTGTTGCTGTTGCTTCAGCATGATGTCGGCCTGATCCTTAGCTTGCTTACGCTGCAGTTCCGCTTGCTTGAGAGCGAGTTCCTGCTGCTGCATCTGGATCATTGGGTCTTGTGCTTGCTGCATGGCTTGCTGTTGTGCAGCTTGCGCTTGGTTCTGTTGCAGCAGTTGTTGCGAGGCTTGTGCCAGCAGCGGTGCCAGACGGGCTTCGACTTCCGGATCCATGTGTTCCGGTTCGCCAGCATCGTCCAGCATTGGCGGCAGATTCATGCCAAGCTGCTTCTCGATCTCTACGCGGTAAGCGAAGCCGAGGTGTTCGTTGATGTGCGCCTGCATTGCCGCTTGGAGATTCTGTGCCTGCGGCGACTGGCCGAGGATAGACAGGATCTTCGGGTCTTGCATGGCATTCATGTGAACCGTGATGTGTGCCTGATGGTCTTGGTAGGCAAACGCCTTGACCGGCTTCTGCATCAGGATGTTCTGGTTCTCTGTGACCGGGTCAGTTGGCTTCTGATCCTCTTCCATCGGGACCAACTTCTGCGCATCCTTAATGCCAAGCACATCTAGCATTTGTCGGTGGAGCAGCGGCATGTTGTACAGCTGCGGCGCCTGAGAGGCAAGTTGAAGGACAGCTTGATATTGAACGATCTTCTGAGCCATCGTAGCGGCGTTCGGATCGGAAACCGGGATAACATCAACGCTCTGATAGTCGGATTTTCTCGCTTTGCGCGATCCTTCAATCGGTTCATAGTCGTACTCATCCGGGGCCGTGTAGGCCATCAGCTTCTTGAGCAGCTTCAGTTCTTGCTTGAGTGAGAAGTGGATGCGAGCCTGTACGGCAGACATCGTCTTCAGCGTGCGCTCCAGAATTGCCAGAGTGGTGCCAACCGGCGCTTGAGCCGACATGTCGCTGATCTTCATGTCAGCGGTGTTGGCGAAGCGGCGGCCTTCTTCTACGATGGTGTTCAGCAGCGAGTACAGAACTTGGCTCGGCTCCTTGTATGGGAGCGGCATGATGTTGTCTTTCATCACGCCAGAGGCAACGTCTACATCGCGGAACTCGCCCGGGGCTATCGGCGTGTCATCACCCTTAACACGAAGGCCACGAGTTTTGAAACCGCCAGGCAGGTTAGAGAGAGTGCCAGCGTCAACAAGCTGACGAATAATAGAAGTACCGGACTTAGCATACGCACCAATAAGATGGACAAGTCCAAAGCAGTAAAAGCCAAAGCCGGGAATATAACCATAGTGGACGAAGTGCTGACGTTTCTGTTTAGTCTTGTCTTCCTCTTCCCAGTTGCGACGGATCGCTAGGATGGTGCCAGTGCCTTTGTCGATGGTGACAATGTATGGCAGGGCGATGCCGGTTTCGTTGCCATCCTTGTCGGTGTCTTCGTAGCCGGGCATGTCGAAGTAGACGTGCATCTCAAGGATCTTGTAGCGGTCGTCCGTGGTTGCACGGAAGCCAAGCTTCTCGGCAATGGACTTCTCTACTTCGTCCAGAGTTGTCTGCGGGTCGCCGAGCTCGATGTCGCGGTAGAAGCCGGCTTGCTGCAGGCGGCGCACTTCGTTCTCGGTCTTGCGCATCACGTGGGTCACGCGCTCTGCAGACTCTAGGTTGGCAGCGCCGTAAGGAACCACAACGTCTTCGGCCGGAACATACATGGCCACTTGGCGGTCCAGAGCCGGGTCGAAGTAAATCTTCTTGAAGCCGTTGCCAGCCAGACCAACGCCCCAATACAGACGCTCTGTCTCTGGGCGGTATTCGGTCATGCGCTCGGTCAGCTCGTAGTTCATGTCCTCTTGGACACGCAGAGCAGAGTCACGCTTCTCTTGGGTTTCCTTGCCGATGATCTTGGTGCGGACCGGACCAGCAGCAGGGAATGTGGAGGTGATGGTTTCCGATTGGAACTTCACCAGAGCTTCTGTCATCAGCGGGTGGTAGATGCCGCATGCACCTTCCCATGGCTCACTGCGCTCTTCGATCTTCAGGCCGAGCAGCTCAAGGCCATCGACGTAGGTTTGAATCCAGTCCTTGCGGGCGGAGATGTCTTCTTCGAAGCTGCCGATCAGTTCGCTTGCAATCTCTTGCAGCGTTGACTCCGACATTTCTTCCGCTAGGTTGGCGTAGAAGTCTTCGCCATCTGACGGTTCGATTTCAATCTCAAGATCACCGATGCCGATGGTGACAGACTCCGGGTCTTCGATCTCGATCTCAATCGGCTCAATCCCTTGTTGTTCAATCATCTCGTCAAGGCCGAGGGGAGCTGCGTACAAACCTTTATCAATAGCCATAGTTCAATCCTTGGATGTCCTTGCAGAGCTGTTCGTACGTGAGGTCTTTATCATCGTCCGTGAACTCGATGCTAAACAAATACCTTGGTTCAGAAGTGTTGCAGACCATGTGAACGATCTGCGTGTTGAAGGCGTAAAACGTGTTCGGCCGGTACTTAAGCTCGACCACTGGCATGACAATGCCGAAGCCATAGGGAGCGAAGATACAGCGACTGTTACCATCGTCGTACAGTAGCATATTTAACGCTGATTTCCGCTCGCTATCAACATGCCAGTTGTAGACTGTATCAGGTTCTACGCGCAGGATTCCGCTGCGGAACGAGCGAATCTCATTCAGTTTGCGCAGGAACGGGTCGGTGTCCGTCAGTTCTTTCTCCAGCGGCAACGCCATGAAGTTGTAGTACGGCACCCATGCCTTGTCGTCTACGGCCTCGACAACCTTCTGCAGCAGCTTCGGCAGCTTGGATTCGTGCTTGACTGGTTGGTAGCAGTGTTCCATTAGTAGTAACTCACTTTTTTTCTGTAGACAGGTTCGTCTTCTTCGTCGGAATCTAGGCGGATGAAGCCGCCCTTACGGAAACGGATCAGGGCTTGGACCATGGCATCGACCATATCGTCGTGTTCGGCGTACGGGAACGAGGCCATTTCCTCGATTACTTCCTCTGCCCAGCGGCGATCTGGCGCCCAGACCTTGCCGGATGCAAAAAGGTCGGCCACCGAGTTAATACGGACGATCTTGTCGTTACCCCGGGTGGGAGTGAACTCCTGAACCGGAATGCCCATGCGACGAAGCTCAAAAATAAGCGGCGCGCCAGAGGCTTTTGCTTCCACAATGAACGCATCGGGTTCCCACTCCTTGTAGTATTCGAACGCCTTAGCCTTTAGTTCCGGAAATTCCATCCGATCCTTGTAGGCGTCCAGCAAAATAATGTTGGCATCGTTCGGATCTTCGTCTCTGTAGAAGACACCGAGGGTAACGCATGCGGAATAGTCAGACCGTTCGTTCTTGGTGAAGGCCGTATCCCATGATTGGATGACGAACTCGCACGGCGGTGGTCTTTCGCCCTCCCAGATCTTCCACCACTCCCGTTTTACGATGGCGCCGGCCTCGGATGTGGGTTGTTGCTGGTACTGAGCGTTCCATTTTGCGATAGGAAGCTCGGATTTCAGAGCTTCTAGCTCCTCCAGCGACCAGAATTCAGGCCATAAAGGCTTGCCTGACGGTAGGATTGCGGGGAATTCTATGATTTCCCAGTCATCATTCCCGTCTTTTTCTGCAGAAGCCTTGAGAATTCGGCCAACTAAGTCCTTTTTGGACCATCTTGTCATGATAACTATGATGGTTCCGCCCGGTTGCAGACGCTGACGAGGGCCAGATGTGTACCATTCGTACACCTGATCGAACACTTCCGGGTTATTCAGGGCGAGCTTCGCCTCTTGTTCCGAGTGCGGGTCATCAATAATCAGCAGATCGGCGCCCTTACCGGTAACAGTACCCCCGACCCCGATAGCGAAGTACTCACCGGTACGGTTTACTGCCCACCGGCCAGCCGCTTTACTGTCTTGACGCAGGTGTACCCCGGGAAAGATCTTGGCGTATTGCGGGGAGTCGATCAAGTTCCGCACCTTCCGGCCGAAACCAACGGCCAGTTCTGCCGTGTTGGAACACTGGATGATCTTCTTATCAGGGAACCGGCCAAGGAACCATGACGGCAGCATGTAGGAACCGAATTCCGACTTGGTGTGTCGCGGCGGCATACAGATGATCAGGCGTTTGCACTTCCCTTCTGCGACCTCTTGGAACTTCTTGGCCATGACCTTGTGGTGGCGACCGTCTACGAACCCGGGCCACATCGTGTGGACGTACTTCATAAAGTCCACTTGCGCCTCTTCCCGGTTCTCCGCGCCCAGCCATTCCTCGATATCAGGTGCGATGGCCGCCAGCTCATCCGGAGGCAGCGTCTTTACCAGCTCCAGTATCTGATCCCGCTTCACTGCATCCCCCGGTTCTTAATGGCGGTCTTGGCGAAATCCAGAGACAGTCTCCCCAGAGAGTCTGCTGCCCATGTCTCGGCCTCTGTCTCTATATCCCGGAGACACTCCTCGCGCTCCTGTTTTATGGCAACGGCAACCACATAGTACAGACGGTCTATAGCGTCCTCTCCGTCCATAGGCACCTTCATCTTGCGGCACCACTCCACCATCTGGTCTCGCGTCATCTCTCGATTCCGTTCAGGCGGTCTTCTACCAGCTTGGCGTACCCGGCAATGTCGTGCCAGCTATCTACGTAATTGGGATCCCCGTTTACGATGCGGGCAATTTTGTGCAGGATCATTTCGATGGCTTCCCACTGATCTGCCGCCAATTCATTTTTGTGGTTCATAGCGTGAACAACGCACGAGTCCTTTAGCTTCTGGGAAAGCTCCGCATGGTTTACGAACTTCCCATACCGCAGTCCGCGTTCGTCTAGTGTCTGATCTACGTTCATTCCAGATTCCTCAGCTTGATATATGCCGGCCTGATAGACCGCGCTCTCCTCGGCACCTGCTTACAGATCCCAAGCTCCACCAGTTTCTTACAGATCCGCGCCACATTCCCGCGCCCCTTGTCCCCGGTCATATACATGATGTTGTCCAGAGTCGGCCCGTACCCGAACCTCTTCCAGAACTCGTCTATCACAATATAGACCTCTTTCTGCTTAGGAGTCACGCCCGCTCTCCTTGTGGTCATCCGTAGCATGAATGCCTTTTGTGCCGAAGCTCAGGCTCCACGCAAACGGAATCCACTCAGCCTTGGGGCTGTACTTCTGTAGACCGCCGAACCACTGCTTGGCCCGCTTGCTGTACCTGATCCTGAACCCGAAAGCCCCGATTTTGATCACAAACCCTGCCGAGTTGGGATCGTCCGGGTGGTAGACGTTCAGACCGTTCAGGCACTCCATACCCTCCACCTTCCACCAGAAAAGGTTCCAGCGCCACAGACCCTTCATCTCTTTGTTAAACATATACCCTCCAAACAGGGGACCCAGATTTAGTGACGGGGGGTGTTTCTATATCCGAACCCTTCCCGCCCGCCTCCGTTTTAGACAGGGGGAGGGGGTCTAAGTATTTGTTTTCATTAGGCACGGTCATTTCTCACTTCAACAAGTTGAGGTGAGCCCGCTTCCGTCCAGTCGGGGTGGTCCTTCTCGGCGTGTATAGACACATCAGTCCATTCGGCGTCGGAGATATCGGCTGTAGGCGATAAGTGCGCAGTATCGGTTATAGATGGTGTTCGATTGTGCGGAATAATATGCGCATCCTCAGCACAATTACCCCCCGAAATCAGGGTGTCCGGGGTAGGGTGGGTGTCGGTTTCCGCGTTTTCGACTGGGGGTGGGGCGAGCTCCTGTAGCAGACTGTCCGCGTCTGTATCCTGTGGCGCGTGCTCTATGGTTCGACCCGATGCCGCAAGCTTCTCGAGTAGGCGCTCACGTATCGTTTGGCTGCTTTGTACGTTTACGACTTCCTTACGATCAACGAATGCGCCGACCTCTGCGACCTTGCCGAGTAACTCGAGCGATTTAATACGCTGTGCCGGTGGTATTTCCTCGTTCTGGGCGTGCTGTGTCAGCTGCTGGATCACGAAAGCCCTTATTTGTGCGGGCGTATGCGATTCCGAGAACTGTATAGCCTGTCTAAACGCCTCTGTCGTCGTTGCTATATCGTTGCGCTTTGTCAGGGCATAGGCGTTGTTCGCCTGTGTCTTGGGTGATCCTTTGCTGTTATATGCCTTCCTATATGCTCCTGCTTTACTTTCCCCAAGGGCGAGCATGCGGGCGAATTCCCTTTGTTTAGGAGTCAACTTGGCCTCTGCTGCTGTAGCTGCGGCCGTTCCGAACAATAATCCTTCTACTGGGATCTGATCGAATCCTTCTCTGATCTGTTTACGGGTTAACTTTGCCATGTCTCTTGTCTCTCTGTGGTTCTGTGCCATCCCTGACGGGTACAAAACAGGTATGCGGGCGAGTATCTCAAACGGGCGCGCTATTGCATACAATCCACACGGCATAAAAATAATTTGCAACAGGTGATAAAAAAAACTTGCAATACGTGAAACTGTGGTTTATGATGGTTTCGTGGATAGCGTTTTGCCTGTCCTACTTCATAGGGAGAAATGACCATGTTGAAAATTAAGGACTACCCTGCTTTGCGCCGGTTGTATCCAGAAGCCCGCTTCATTGCTAGTGATTTGGGCTGCGGTATCGGTTGCGATGACGACGACGCGCTTAACTTTGCTGCCGTGCCGGTTTACTTCGAAGACGAGCGCGGCCGTCACTATTTCGATGCCGTGCCGGTTTACGATGATGCCGAAGTGTATCTAGATAATTTCGGGCACGAAGATGCCTATTGCGGGCGGTGATGCTATGAAAATCACAGAACAAAAGAACGGCGCGTGGACTGTATTCGAAAAACGCGCGCACGGGTATTACCTTGTGAAGCTTTTCAATCCTTCGGGCTGGCTGCATGACAAGATCCTTTGCGATACGCGCGCGGGCGCTCTGGAATACCTGCGCGCATTCAACCGGATAGCAAAGCAATTCTGACGGGCTTTCGTTTTGTACCTTGGCGACAGGGTACAAAGCGGCAATCCTGCCAAATATCATAGGGACAAATGACCATGACACAAAAGCAAATGAAAGCGGCCGAGCGCGCCGAAGCAATCGACAACCTGCGCCAATGGCTGAAACGCGACGAGCGCATTTATACCGTGCTGCGCCATCGTGCCGCCTCTGGAATGACCCGCTTTCTGGATCTGTATTACATCGCGGACGATAAGACACCGCGCCGCATTACTTGGCAGGCCGCAAAAGCGCTGGGCTGGACTTATGACAACAAACGCGATGCGCTGCGGGTAGGCGGGTGCGGAATGGATATGGGATTCCACACGGTTTACACGCTTTCTAGCATCCTATTCCGTGACGCTGAAACCTTCCGCGATCCGGTGACGGGCGAGGATGCCGGTTATTCCCTGCGTCACGAATGGCTATAAGGTGGCGATCATGGATAAGCAAACGCACGACTATCGAATGGCCGAGACTTTAGCGGCTGCACCGTTTCCCGTTCAAGAATGCGGGCAGATCAAGATCCAGATCAGGACGGACAAGGGCGCGACCAAATGGCTGGGCATCACTCCGGACGAATTCCGCGCTATTGAGTTTATTTTATTGGGGGGTGCATCATGCAACTGATTAACATGGACACGGGCGAGACCATAAAAACGGGCGCTATTGTGGCCGACTTTCGCGGGGAGCGCTGGGTGCTGGAGGGTGGCAGACCGCCGCACAAGGACTCATCAAGCGGCTTCGTTTGGCTGCGTAGTATCGACGGCCGGAACCTGTCGCGGGAATTTTATCCGCACGTTATCAATGCGAAATGGGGGGAATGATCATGAGACTACCAAAAACGACACGGGCACGCCTACGCCTATACCGCGAACGTGCAGCAAAGTCTAAATATAACCAAGACTGGCGCGCGCATAAATACGGCAACAACGGCAACACATGGAATGCGCCGTGGCATTCCGGCATCAACAAGGGTTTAATTCGGACGGATGACCGTGACACGCTGGGCGATTATTTGGGAGACTGGGGAGAATTCAACGGGGGTGCGCGCTATCTGCGGGACACGACCGGCTTTTATGTTGACTCCTACTGTAGCGAAACGATGCGCGGGGGCGTGGTGCGACTACGTACCGCACGTTTCACCCTGTACATCCCGTGCACGTATTGCACCGGCTGGGACGGGGCGACCCTGTACTTTGACATGGCCGAACGTGTAGCACGGGGGGCGACCGAATCGGATCACGAAACGGCTGCGCATGAGGCCGCACGGACGGCATACGGACGCGCCGAACATGAGGCGGACGTGGCACGCGAGGATGACGCAAAACAACGCGCCGCCGAAGATATTGAAATCGCGCGCGCCGAAATTCACGAAACCAACCGGCAAGCGCTCGCTTTGCTGGCCGAGATCAAAGGGAACCAGTACACGGAAAACGTTTGCGCCGCCCTGCGTCACCGGCTGCAGGATTTTTTGGCCGACCGCAAACGGCAGTTTAAGGTGATAGAGGAGCGCACCGAAAACTATTGGAGCGCCGTACCTTACTGACGTTTCAACCTGTAGCGCCTCCGCTGGGGGTGCTATGGGGTGCAACGTCGCACCGATCATAGAGGGAAAGAATCATGACGGACAAAGAACGTGCCGACCGGCTGGCATACCTGCTGGACGTGGCAATAACCTACATTGAGGCAATCGCGGACAAGGACAGCGAGACACTCGCCTATTTGGTTGAGCAATACGAGGAGGCCACACAATGACACGCCGCGACTACATCCTAATCGCCGACATCCTGCGCCAGTTTAAGGGCGCGCCAGACCATCCGAAAATCTGCAAGGGGTTTGCGGACGGACTAGGGGACATAAACAAGGCTTTCGACAAGGGGCTTTTCCTGCGCAACTGCGGGGTGACAGTATGAACCCACTTACCGTGCAGGCACGCCGCAACTACGCGGCCGAGAAACGAGCCGACACAAGGCTTTGTATCGTTTGCGGCCTGATTCTGGCTGCACTTTGTATCTCATTTATTTAGTCATTCGCACAGGGGTGAAAATTATGTTAACTACAATTCCATTTTCTGGCTTTTACTGCACGCTGCACGAGTCGGCACTTGACGATGCCGTGGAGCAGATGTTTTCGACCGATGGCTGCGTTATCAATCACGGCCTAGTGGATCGCACACAATTCGAATGCCGGTGGCATGACGTGATGCGGGCATACGCAAAAGAATACGCCGAACAATTCTCGCGCGAGTTTGACATCCCGCTGGAATTCGACAGCATGGAAAGCCCGAAATACTACAACTTCACAACTGACCGTGTCTTTTGCTGCGTGCCTTTGGACGTTTGCATAAGGCTGGAATCTGAATTGCCAGAGAATGCCTTGTCAGATCAGGCGCGGGAGATGTTTACCAGCCGCGATGGGTTTATATCGTTTTATTCTGCCGACATCGACGAGTGGGGCGATATTGCCGAATGGGATCACAACCAGATCGGCTGCCTGATTACGGCCTATGTTGCGCACAAAAACCCTGACTTCGACCAGTACGCCGAATACGCGCTCATGGAGGATGCACAATGCAACGGGGAAGTATGGGGCTGGATCGAAAGCGGCACGCCTAGCATTAGCCGCTTGTACAAGGTTTGGAATTATCTTAATGACCGCGCCGAACGCGCATAAGGGGACGAATCATGACTGAAAACGAAATCAAGGCCGCTTTGGAAGCTGCAAAAGAGATTTTGGACAAGGTGTACTACCAGTACGAGGCCAGCGGCGAACAGCCGTGGCGCAAAAACTCGCTGACTACTATTGACCTGCTTTTAATTGAACTTATTGAGGGGAAATGATCATGGACAAATACGAAATCACGCGGGCATTACGCGAGCTTCTGGACAACTGCGCCGTGGATCAGGACAGCGAACTATATCGGATGGCCGCACAAGGGCTCAAGGAGCTGGAGGATCATTACGAATTGATCGACAAGCGGTATGCCATGGCCATTGTCTGGCAGATTGATGACGTGCTTTCGATTCGACCGGATCTGACAGAAGAGCAGGCCGGAGAGGT